GTTTTTGTTGTGGGGTTATTTGAGTATTGTTAATAGTGTTAGGATATATTTTATTTAGACTACTATTAATAATAGATGAACTATTAAAATAACTTCCTAATGCAGCTTGAAACAATTCTAAACTATAAGGTATTTCTTGTGAATTATATTGATTAGCTCCACTACTACCATATTTAATATTAGGAATACCATTTACACCATATCTAAATAATTTATATGTATCGGCATCAACTTTTAAATCTTGTCTATGTGAATCAAACCTAGCAGATATACCTTTAGATAATTTTAAGTTACCTTCTATTTTAGAATCTCTTAATTCATCATTAATTAACGAATTGACTACATCATCTATTGTTTTAGAACTTCCTACATATACTGTAATGTTTTTACCAGGTTGTCCTCCATCATTGCCTATTTTGTAATCCTGTATTAATTTTTTAGATTTTAAATCATTTAAAATAGAAATAGTATTTATAGCTCTTTTTTCAATTTCTTTTGATGAAGTACTGTCTTCAGTAGATTCAAAAGATTCAACTCCTTTTATTGATAAATGTAATTTCCAACCATTATTAATGTCAGATTGCATATTTCTAACATTTTTCTTTTGGTCTTCTGTAAAAGTTTCAAACCCTAAAGCTTCATATACAGAATTAGCCAACTCAGGATTAGATTCAAATAGTTCTTGAACACCTGGCTTGATAGTAGTAGGTTTACTATAACCAAAGTCCTCCATTACAGAACTTATTGCATCTAAAGTAGGTTCTCCTAAAGAATCAGTTTCAATTTTAATATTAAAAGCTTGCTTAGCTTCTTCTATAGTTTTGTACTCTCCTTTAATCCAAGACAACCTAGCTAATGGCCAGTTTCCATATCTAGATATAAACTCAGAACTCCTAGCCTTATAGTAAATATCTATTACTTTTTTTCTAGGGATTTTTAAATCCTCGTATAAAGTTTTAAATAGTTTACTATCTACACTTCCTGTAGGAGTTTTAACTTTTAATATAATATCACATGAACTCATAACTAGTTTTTATTTTTATATGTATTAACACAATGAATTAGCTTCTGCATCATCATCATTAAACAAACTACTACTACCAAACTTCTTTTTAAACTCTTGTTCTACTTGTTTTTTCTTTTTCTCTGCTTCTTCTGTTTCTTCTTTAGATTTTGCTTTTGCTTTTTTAGTTCCCAACATAGCTCCTAAATTACTAGATTTAGAATCTGAAGTTTTTTGTTTTTTAGCAGAAGGTTTCTGTGAAGTTTCCTCAAAAAAGTCTGGAGCATTTTCATCAGCTTCTTCCTCCGATTCTTTTTTCTTTTTTGACTCTATAGCCATTTGTGCTCTAACAATATAAAGATCATGTTCATCTAAATCAATAGCATATGGAAGAACTTCCTTAGTACCTATTATAGCTACAGGAACATAAGTAGCTTGTGAACCAAACTCATAAGGAGAAGTTGTTGTTAAAGTTTTGTCTTTTTTAGGTTTTACTACTTTTGTTAATTTATATACTTGTCTACCTTCTCTAGAGTTAATAGATATAAACTCAGGATATCCAATTCTATTGGATGTTTTTTTAGTAGCAGGGTCAAGAACTGTAATAGGTTTAACTAAACCAGTAGAAAGTATAGCCTTAAAGTTAGCTTTCATTATACCTGTATTTTTCTCTTTTGACCCTTCTATGTCAAATATATCTGTAGGCTTAGTTCCTGCAAATATATTAAAAGTTAAGATACCAGTATCTTCATCTATAGCTAAAGGCATTAAATCCTTCCTAATCTTATCTAAGGATTCAGTATCTTTAATAGCTCTTAAAGCTTTTATCATTGCAGATGCAGTCATACCTGAGCCCTCTATCTCTGAATCTACAGATCCCTTAAATACTTCTGCGATAACATCTTCTTTAATATCTCTCATATTTCCAATGATGTTCATATAAGAGTTAGATATAAGGTTAAACACGTTACCTTGATACCTTGAAAACTTTTCTACAAACTCATCTTCTAATTCTTGTTCTGATTTACCAAATACTTCTTCAAAAGATTTTTTACCTGATAGTGCATCTTGAACACTGAAAAGACTTTCAGATACTAATTTAAAATGTTCTGGGCCTATTTCAGATATAAATGATTTGTTTTTAAATAGTAAACCATCTTTAACAAAAAGGTATTCTCTTAGTTCTGCTGATAAGGCTTGTGCTAAATCTTGTGTCTCTTGACTGCTGAAGTTTCCATTAGTTAGTTCAGTAAAAGCATTCATAAGTTCTCTCTTGTAGTCAGGACTTTTCTTAATCCTACTTTGACCTGAGAACTTTTGAAGCTTTTTACCATAGAACATACTACTTTCTCTGGTAGTGTAGTCTGTTAGCTCAGCTGTTAGATACTTTATAAACTTGTTGTTTCTTAGCTCTGGATTAGAGTAAGCATCTCTCATAAGCTTGCTAAGTCTAGTTAGTTCACCAGGCTCAGCAAATAAAGTATCATAAGAAAACTTCTTACCTTTTTTATACCCAAATGCTTTAGCAGAAAGGAAAGCTATAAATTGATTTTTAAGAGCTTTTGCATTATCAGTATAATTTAAAACACTACTATTTTTTCTTTCCTTAAATGAAAGCTTAACTCTATCAAATGTTTTGAGGGCAAACTTTGTTTGAGTTATAACAAACATTTCAGATATTTTCATTATAGCTGCAAATGTTTTTAGGTTAGAACTCACTAAGCCATCTCCTTTTAAGATAGGAAGTAAATCATATGGAATATCTAAATCATTAAAATCTTTAGTATGCTTTATTTCATAATCATTAGGGTCTAAACCTCTAGTACCTGATTTAGCTACAACCTCAATACCTAATTTTTTAAGGCTTTCAGTTATACCATTCATTTCTATGAAGTCTGTTTTACTACCTTTAATTAAACTTAGTACATTACCTAACTCTCTTATAGTTTCTGATTCTTTTGTAGCAGCATCTATTGCCAGCAAAGATTGAAGTTGTATTTCTAAATACTGCCACCTTTGCATTCTACTAGGTTTATCCTCTGCAAATAGTTTAGCTTGTATCAGATTTTCAGGAGTAAGTTCTACATTTCCAGCTCCTTCAGGTTTGATTTTTTTAAGTTCCTGAGAGTATTCATTAACTAAATTAAGGATAGCATCTGCTTTAGTAAAACTTTTTTCTTCTTGAGTTTTCAGTTGACCTCCAACAACTTTAGCTGCCTTTTCATACTCTAATACAGCAGGCTGGATATTGATTAGCATTGCTCTATCAAAAGACATTCCTTTGCCTGTCATAACTAAAACAGGTCCTAAAGTATTAGTAGACAAGTTAAAATATGCAGCATACTGAAACTTAGCGTTATCCACAGCAAATGTAATTTGAGTAGAGTTAATGTGCACTATCCTAACACTATTTCTAGTTTCAGTTGTATCTCTAGTGTAATCAGTATCAAAAGAATAGTTTAAGATAGTTTTTACTGCATTATCAAATCCCATAGCATTTAATAGTAAGTTCCTATCATCTAAAAATTGCTTTCTTAAACCTATTGTATTTTGTCTTAGATATGCATAGGCTACATTCCATATAGCAGCTATACCTACGTTATCCTTACCAATACTGTTAGCACTATTAGCTTTTACAATATCTGTTGGTGTAAATATAGTAGCAACACTAGAAGGGTTGTTGAATTTATTACTAGAATCTTCTTCTTCAGCATTGTAATTTTTCTTCATAAAATCCTGACCTAGTTTATCATCAGCAGGTGATGTAGCTATGTCAGCATTTCCTTCATTATAAATTAAACTCTTTTCAATTTCTAAAGTCATATTGTTGCCTTCTCCAATTGTCAGAGGAGTAATACCAGTAATATCTCCTTTATTAAAGGCTTCAATGTTATCTTTAATTTGTTTTCCGTATCTATAATCAAAGTCTTCTTGAGTGTTAGGATAACCATTTTTATCCAATACAGCTAGTAGAATTTCTTTTTTAACTTTCTTAATACTTTTATTAAGAGTCTTTATCTTCTTTAAAATTTCCTTTTGCTGGTCAGATATTCTCTCATTTCTTTGGGCTTCATATTCTGAAAGTAAAGCATCTAAGCCTTCTTCATCATCTAAGAATTCTTCTAAGTCAGCATCTGATAAATCAGAAGCAAGCAAGGAAACACCTAATTCATTTTCTAATCTCTTTAAAGAATTTTGTAAAGTAGCTTTCTCATTAACTAGCTTTATGTAATCTTCATTTTGACTTTCAAAGTCTTTAATGTCTTTCTTAACTCTCTTATCTTGCTTCTTAATAGAATTGATAAACTCTTGGAAAGCTACCTCATTAGGATTTTTACTTTCTAAGTAATCTCCATATACTCTAATCTTTCCTTTTTCATCTCTATAAAAGTCAGCAGTCCTTACAAACTCAGAGTCAATGTCAAAGTCAGCACCAGACAAGTCTAAGATATCTGCAGGCATAACAATTTGATTACCTGTTACACCAGGAAGAATATCTACCACCTTAAGAAAAACCATAGAGTGTTTATCCTGTGTAGGAATCCTAACACCTACTAATTCTAACATGTATGGTGGGATTTTATCACCTGGCTTTAAACCTAGTTCAGTTGCTAACTGTGCTGAAATCATACACTCAGCATAGTATACATTTTTAGAATCATCTTTTTTGTGGTATTGTAATCTACTAGGCTCTCCTAATTTAGAAGGTAAAAGTAAGCTTGCTTCTTTACCAGTATAAGGTTCACCTTTTTTATCTCTATAAATTTGATATCCATCATCTGATACTAAGGTAAACTTATGTCCTGGTACCTTTTGACTTAATACACCTTTACTCATAAAAGCAAGGAACATATTTTCAAACTTTTGCTCTATGCTAGGTAAGTTCAAATTATATTCAGGCATATCAGCACTTTGGTAAGCACTACTAAACATTTCCATTAGTAATGGGTCACCTCCAGATTCAAGAATAGAACCTCTAAAGCTATCTAGTAAATACTTATACTTAGGAATATCTTCGTCTAGAATAGCTTCACGCATCATTCTAAAGCTATCAATAACTCTATCACCTAGAAGCTTACGATAGAACTTCCTTAAATCACCTATAGTAGTATTCTTCCCTTTGAAGATAACTGAAGTATCATCCTTATGCTCAGAAGATATTAATTGCATTAACTGAGTACCATGAACAATTTTATCTTTCATAGAGTCAGTAGATACTTGCTCTCTTACAAATTGATTGTTAATTACTGTAGTTTGGTACTCTCCATCTTCATTAGCATTTAGATTTGTAATAGCTCCTTTAATAGCAGAAGCATGTATTACAAAAGGAACATTTTCAAGTTCCATTTTATTTAACCTATTATGAAGAGTTTCTCTTCCACGTATAGGTTTCCAGAATTTATGAATCTCTCTTAGTGTAGCTTTAAACTCATCACTAGATTGGTCAAGGGTTTTAAGGTTATCATAAAGAGAATCTACATAAGCTCTATCTCTAGAGCTTCCTTTGAACTCTGATGTTTCTTCTCTTATTAATAGCTTAATAGATGTTTTACCATATAGGTATGTATCAAAAAATGCAATCTTTCTAGGATTAGCTAAAGCACCTTGCTCTTTTAATAAGCTAATCTCTTCGCTAGTTAAAGGATAACCTTTAATTATTCTATCGTAAATCTTTTTAACTGCACTTGTATTTTTACCTAACGATGGTAAGTAAGTCCTAGTATACCAAAAAGGATTGGAGTAACCTTGAGCATTTGTAGTTTCTGTTCCTTTAGCATTATATACATCATCAAGTATAGCAACTTTAGATTCTCCATAACCTATAGCAGGTCCAGCTGAGTTAGGCCCTGCCATTCTTTTTACAAAGTCAATAGGGTTTTTAAAGTTATAAGCTATGTCCCCAAACATTAAGTTATTATAGTTTAAGGAGTTCATGCTAGAGTTAAAGAAAAACTCTGCTATATTGTTCATGTTTAAAGTATTACCTTCTGTCCTATAGAACATAGGCAGAATGTTTACTTTAGTTTCTCCTTCTTTACCTTCATAAACAAGTTTCTCTGATTTAAGAAGCTCAACAAATTCTTCTAGCTGAGAATTAAAGGCATCTTTAATAAGGTCTTTAATTTCTGATTGGCTTACAGGAAGATTATTATTACTTCTAGCAGCTTCAACTAGTTTGTCATAAAGAAAAGGGTTTGTATTTCTAAGGAATTTAAAGTTAAAGAAGTCTGTACCTCTATCTCCTAGTTTAGTATTGTATCCTTTTACAATATCTCTTTTTGAGTTTTCTTGAATTTCCTTTGTTACTTTTCTAATCCTTTCATACTCTTGCATGAAATGAGTAAAAGCTATCTCAGCACCAGCATTATTTAAACCATTATCAGCAGTTGAAAGTTTACTCACAGGCATACTAACAGCTACTTGAGTATTCTTAGCTTCAATGTGCAGAGGAATAAATGGTGCAAATCTTACTTCTTTTCCACCTGGGATGGTTGCTTTTTTGTTGAAAGTATTTTGACCATTATCAACAAAGTAAGTCATCATAGTGTACAGAGTAGCTCTAGCATCTAAGTCTGCATATACAGAGCCAGATGATTCTTTATAGTTTTCAGCAACTACTTGAGCACCACCATCTGCTGAATCAATACTCTTCAATGATTTGTTTCTTAAACCATCATTAAAGAATAATTTAAAGTTTTGGAAAATGATATTAGTAACTCTAGAGTTATCAGATTCTATTGCAGTAGAATTAATAGGAGTAATCATGCTATGAAGCAGAGGATTGTTTTTTACAGAATCATAGAATGATTCAATCTGATAGTCAGTAAATGACTTACCAAACTGCTGTAAAACATCTTTAAGCATTGAAATGCCATCCTTTCTATTTTCTGCATTAATCCAAGACCTAAAGTTTTTATCTTGGAAAGCTAAAGTTTGAATTAAAAAATAGTTAGGTGCTAAGTGAGTATATTGAGTTTCACCATCAGCATTTTGAACTACAGTAGAACCTACATTTTCATCAAAGTAGCTATTACCTAGTGCCATATTTTTTAATCTACCTACAGCTCCTGCAGTAACTGACTTAGCATTTTTTACATCTTCTAAGTCTTCCATTTCATCAAAAGCAGTGATTGTTGAATCAACCAAAAATGGACTACCTGTTTTTAATGAATCTAATATACCTTGTATATCATCTTCTCCAAATACCTCTACCCCTATAAACAAATCATAGTTATCTTTGATTTCATCTAGGTATTGTTTTAGTTCAGGTGAAGATTTTAAGTAAACTTCTTCATACTTTCCTTTTTGAATAGCAGTATCTAAAAGAACATATTCAACATAATTTTTAGATAGAGATATTCCTAAGCTATCGAATAACCCTTGAACCTTAGCAACATAAGCAGGTTTCTCATCTGGGTTTAGCATTTTGCTATAATCTTTTAAAGAACGCTTAATTTCTTCAAGGATGTCTTTAGCTGCAGTTTTATTTTCATCAAAGTTTTTTATTCTCCAGTTTTTTGCCCATTCAGATATCTGCTTTTCTTGGACATCATACATATTTGTTCTAAATACTTTGAATAGTCCATTACTAGGGTCAGCTAAAGTTGTAATTTGGTTTGACTTATATTTGTTAAAGTTGGCTATAAATAAGTTGTACTTGTTGGATTTAAACAAAACAGAAGAATGCATGTTAACAATATCTTCATTGGATGCATTAATCATTCCTAGTTCTGTTTTAATATCCTGCATTAAAACATTAAAGAAGTTTTGAACCTTAGGATTACTCTTAGCTTGGAAAGCTAGTTTCTTTAACATGTCCTCTCTTCTAGTGTTAGTCATAATAGCCTCTACACTAGTGTATAGTTCATTAGGGTCTATGTAACTATTAAATAGCCCTGATGCTAATTGTGCTTCAGTAAGACCAATGTTAAATTCATCCACAGGCATTTCCATTAGAGACATATATTCTCTCATCTGTTTAGATGTAGAACCTAGTCCTCCTAATGTTCTATTATCTTTAATGGCTAAATCCATTGGGGTATCATCTTCTTGATACTCTAACCCATCAGGGTCATCTTCAAATTGGACAGATTCTAGTCTTCTTCTAATTTCTTTTGCAAATTCAATACTTGCTTTAGAGCTTAAAAAAACAAGGCTATTATATATCTCTTTAATTTCTAGCTCAACTTTAGTAGCTTTAGCAGCATCAATATTAGCTAGTATATCTCCATAGATAAAATTATCATTATCTACATCATAGTAATTATCTACTACGTTTAATAATGCCTCTTGAATACTATCATCTGTTACAATCCCTTGTTCTTCTCTTATTTTAAATACTTCTTTTAGTACTCTATTGTAAACTCTCAAACTAGTTGTAGAGTCTAAATACCCTAGATTACGTTTTGGAATTAACTTATATACTTCAGTATCTGCTCCATAGAAAATAGGGAAAGCTCCAGTTTCCTTAGATGCTTTAAAGTTTCCATGGTAGATGCTATCAAATAGAGCATCTATATCAGCCTTATTATTTGTTACCCAATTAGCTAATGCTTTTAGTTTATCAAAGAATCTTTTGATTAATCCTTTTACTCCAGTATACTCTTTGTCTTTTCTTACTGCATAGCTTTGGAAATCATCAGCCATCTTCTCTTCATACCACAAAAGCTCAAGCTGTCTATCATTTAAGTTTTGATTTTTAGGAGCTTGGTTTTTTAACTTTTTAAGTTGAATAGATGTGGGCTTTCCATATCTAACTTTAGCTTCTTTAAACAATAAGTTAAGTTCTGCATCACTTAAAAATGTTCTTACTACTGCATGGAATGCTTCATGATACTCTACACCTTTAGAAGCATTTCTAGCTAAGTAGATAACTTTCTTGAAGAAAGCTCCAGAAATCTGTCCTTTATTTTTAAGGTTCCTTTTGATAGTTTCAAACTCTCTAAATGTAATTACATTTGGAGGCAGCATTCTTTGAAGGTTAGTAAAGGCTTCTTCTAAATCAATATTATCTTCAGAAGGGTTCTCTTCTATTTTAAAAGCTGATGGTGTTTTTGAAATAATTTTTGCTTTTCTTTCTTCTAGTTTTTCTATTTCTGCATCTAGTCTCTGTAAATCTGGATTGGTTTTTCTAGCTTTTACAATTGCTGGATTGTTTCCTTTATTATCTTCTCTTATCTCTTCAATTATTTTTGCTGCTTCTTCTTTTTTCTCAACTATCTGTTTATTGATATCAGCAAGTTCAGCATTAAGTTTTTCACTTTCATCTTCATTAGTAAACATAGAAGGAGTCATAGTAGTAAATTCCTTATCTATGTAATCTTGTAAATAGGGTATATATATTTGAAGTGCAGTTGCTAGACTAGAGTCTTTTTTAATTTCTTGTTCTATTCTTTTCTTTAAGTCTTTAGCTTCATCTTTATCCTCAGCAGTATCAGTATTAATCTTCTTTACTGCTTCAAGAATATCGCTAACTAAATTAGTAGTTTTAGAACTAGCTGGTGGTTTTGGTTTTGAAGCAGCTGCAGATAAACTCTTAGGCCTAAAGCTTAAAGAAGCTAGCATATCTATTCTAGCTTGCAGGTTATCTGTTTCTAGACCTACTACAGATGTTTTACCTTCTTCATCAGTTTCTTTAATCTCAGCAGATTGTTGGAAAGAAGATACTTCAATATTTTCTGTAAAATAAAAAGAAACTACTTTAGATATAGCCTCAGCAAGTTCTTCATTTGATTCAATTATTTTAGGTTTTACAGAACTATCTTCACTATTAAAGATTATTAGGTTTGTCTCAGGATTTACTAGAATATGTGGTGCCTTTATTTTTACCTTATTTTCAGATACATAAGGCATATTAATGTATATCGTTTTATCCTTTTCTGATGTAGCATTAGGATTATATACCTGTATAACCAATCTAGGAGTAGCTTTAAGAACACTATCTTTATCTTTTTGGTAAGTGCTATTATACTTACTAAATAATAAGTTTATCCTAAGTTTAACATTATCTTTTAATGCAATAAATCCTGTGTCTACAGGAAAAATATCTAGCTCATCTCTACTAGTAGTATTTGCATTTTTAACACTAGTCTCAAAATCAGAGTAAGTATCTAGAATAGCTTCTTTAAGAGAATCTTCAACTGGCCTATCTGGATATGTTAAACCTATAGTATTAATAGTTTCTTCATTATTACCAATCAATATATATTGGTTAGTAATTACATGGTCAATTTTATCTCTATTAGGTGCTACATAAGTATCATAATAAAAATTATAATCATCATCAGCAACTTTTTCATAGTTACCTGATTCTTCAGAATAAAGAAAAATACTTTGGTCATAGCTCCTATAAATAATAGGTCTAGTAGGTTTGCCTTCCTTATCTGTAATCTGTAAGTTAGGATTAGAAGATAAAGATTCTAAAGACTCAATAGTACCTGTAGTGTAATTTAAAGATAAGTTAGGGAATAAAAAGTTATTCAAAAATTCAGATGGAAGAGTTAGATTACTCTTAAATGCTTTATCTGCAACTGTCCAAAAACTTTGTAGAGCATTGTAAGTATTAATAAACTCTGTGCCTAATCCTGATGGTACTAATGCACCATTATCTGTCATTACAAAATCAGGATTTAATCTTTCAAGGTCTTCAGCAGTACCATTGAAATTTCTTAAACCTCCACTACCATCATCAAACTGATATCTATTGGGGTCATATATATAACCTATGATAGTCCCTTCATATTTAACAGCTAATTGTTGCTGCTTTCCATTATACCCTTTTCTAATTTTAACACCTTGGTTAGTAACCTCTTGGTTGTTTTCATCAGTAGGGTTAACTATTTTTCCACCTTCAGTATCAGTAACTAACTCAATAGTTATTCCTTCAAAGTTTTTAACCTTATCCTTAGTTAAGGATTTTAAAATCTCAACAGCATCTGGATTTTTTAAATCAGGTTTAACTGTAAATAGCTGAGAGGCTTTTACAATAATAGGAATAAACCCTTTACCTTTTTTAGGTGCAGGTTGATTAGTCGCTTTTAGTTGTTGTTTTAAATTACTAATAATATTTTGTAACTCATTAGAATCTAAAAACTGTTTATAGTTATCTCCTTCTTGTGTGCCTTTAAAACTATCAGCAAACTTTTTAGCTTCTTTAAGTTTTTCCTCTAAGTATTTAATTAACTCTGGAAGAGGAGTTTCACTTTCTAATAAGTCTGTGTATTCTTTACTAAATTGGTCTATCCAAGATTTAAATTGAGCACTAGCATTACTATTTTGAACTACTCTGTTTAATGAATCTAAAGCTTGATTATTTTGAACAATTCCAGTTTCTTGTTTTACTGCATGGGTAACAAACATATTACCTCTAATCATAAAGGCAGCTTCTTGAATTTCCTTTACTTTAGTTTCTTCAGTAATAGGTGTAGTAGAAGATGCCATAATAAACTCATCAGAAATTCTATCTTTCTCAACGAGCTGATTTATATTTTCAATAGATTTAGTAAAGTCTTCTCTACCTTGTTCAGATAAGAACATATTATATTCACTAATAACTTGTTCTCTATACTTAGCAAGTTTTTTTAAATCCTCATATACTTTTTTAGGATTTTGAGCAGTTCTTTCTGCAGAAACAGGTAACTGAGCTTGGAGATTGATTTGGTCTTTAAAGTCTATAAACATTTCCATGTCTTGACCAAAAGCATCTACATCATTATTATACTCAAGACTAGAACCTCTTCTAAGAATCTGTAGCATTTCTCTAGCTACTCTCTTTCTTTCTTTTTCAAGCTCTATAATTTCTTTTTCAATTCTATCAATCTTTTGTCTATCTTTAATTAAAGTCTGTTCTCTTCCAGCCCAGAGTGTACTGTAACCAGCAAACTTAGCTTCTCCATTTATAAGTGTTTCCCTTCTTAAATTCTTTTTATTTATCTCACCAATAATTCTTTTATACCCTTTGATGGTTTGGTCATCTAATGCTAATCCTAGTTGAATATATCTCTTAACATCTGCATCATTAATTAGCTTTCCAGAATATTTAATAGCCAAATCAGCTAAAGATTTTTCTCTTTCATCAATGTTATCTAATGTACTAATAGTCCAAGCTAACCCATGATTAAGAGCTATGTTATCTGAATTTGTAATGTTCTTAGCTGTCAGTAACCCATCTCTAATTTGTTTTGCTCTAACTTTTGTTTGAGCTATAGCTTCATTCTTTCTTTGAGTTATCTCTTCATCAGTCATGTTTTCATAACCAAACTCTTGAGCAAACTCATCATTTGTCATTGAGGAAACAGTCTTAATAATATCTCCCTCAATAGCATCATACATTCCAGCTTCTGTTCTTCCTAATACATATCCAACAAATGCATCATTCTCAGCATTTTTATATTTGAACATATCATTAAGCTCAGCTGCTTTATCCATTTTTTGAGTAGCTACAAGTCTTTGCTGACCTGCTAAATACATTCCTTTGAATATATTTCCAAAGTCTTTAGACCTGTTAACAGTATCTACTAATCTATCTACTTGTTGCTGATTAGCTTTATCTGCTTTATAAGAACCATATATACCACCTTGCCAACCACCAGGTCCTGCAAATCCAGTTAATCCTAATATAGCACCAATTAATACTTCTTTTAATCCTTCTTTACTGCCGTAGGTATCTTCCATACCTTTAGCAAAAGCAGACATAAGACCTACACTAGTATCTTTAGCTTCTGGGTCATAGTAGTTTGTTACATATTCTAATGCTCCTCCACTTAAAGAACCCTGCATACCTTCTTCCCATACACCTTCAGCAAATGCTGATTCTGTTCTTCTTCCTACAGTTCTTAGTGTATTTAATACTTTATCTGTTTTAGTAGTACCTCTAATAGCTTTTTTACTTACTACATTCATTGCCTTAACTTCATCCATAGATACTCCTAAATTCTTAGCAGCATTCTTAAGTTGTTTTGGAGTTAAAGACTTAGTAGCAATAACATTGGCTTCTCTTGTACCAAAGATTCCTTTACTAAATGCTGCTTCATTAGCAGCCTTATGACTAGCACCTGCACCAAACCTTTTAGTTAGTCCTGGACCAAAGCTATTAGGTAAAGTAATCATATTGTTTAATGAAACTAATGCAGCATTAGCAGCAAACAAAGCATTACCTACACTATGGGCATTATCCATAAATGCAGACATTTCTTCTGGCAAAGGGTCTCTACCTTCTCTGTTTCTGAAATCTTCAATATAGTTTCTTCTAGCTTCATCTACAAAGTGTCTAGCTTCTACACCAGCTTCATAGAAAGAGCCTACTGCCATTTGTCTAGAAAACTTTCCTAGCTCTTGCAGTGTTTTACTATTTACTCCTATTGCAGTTTTAGCACCAAAAGCAGCAGTTTGGTAACCTTTCATAACATCAGAAGCTCTATCTGTATATTTTAAAGCTTTGGCTGCTCTAGGAACAATCATAGCTGATGCCATACCTGCAGTTAAATACTCAGAGATAACAGCTCCTGCTACAAATGACATACCTCCAAGCATATCATTTGCCCAGAAATTAACAGTTCCCATTTGTTGTAATAAGCTATAATCTTCTACTTCCCTTCTTACATAATTAGGAAGATACTCATCCATAGCTTCATTGGCACTATCTAATGCTCTTTGAAAATCATTATCATAGAAACTAGAAAAAGAACCATTTACTATTGCAGAACCTATACCATAAGCTGTACCTATAATAGAACCAGCTACGTTAGTAACTGTTTTACCTGCCAATTTAATAGTACCATTTACTATTTGGCTAACATTACCTTGATCTTCAGCTAATAAGTCTTGAGTATCTGAATAAATTCCAGGTCTATAGCCTAGTTTTTCAGATTCTTTTTGATAAGTTGCTGCCTCTTCCCCTTTTAATTCTGGAGCTTCATAACCTCCTGATATACCACCAGGAGTATAAGGAGTAGCTTCAAACATTTCATCATAATCATAACCTTGTTCTTCTAAGGCTTTTTTAGTACCTGATTCTCTAGCAATGGTTTGTAAGTCTGAAGGGCCTACACCCATAGACCTTCTAATGCTATCTTGTAAAGAAGCTTGTCTATTATTACTATATGCTTGTGCTTCAGATTTAGTTTTGAATTTTGGATCTTCTCCAAATTCCCAAACTCCTTTTTCTTCGTTATATACTAAAGGCATGAAATTAGATTTTTATATTATACGTCAAATATAGATAAAAGTTACTTTAACCTCTATTACCATAATAGCGAGTATAGATTTCTTTTGCTGCTTTTGTTCTTCTTTCTAAATGTGGAACTCCAGGATTTTCGAATATTTCCATAAATACTCTTGCTATTTCTTCTGGGTCATTAGATTTTTGGAGTACATCAAGTAATGTTTTTCTTTTTTCAGCAGACATCATATTTACTCTACCATTTATTACATCATCCATGTAATCAATTTGTGCTTGGTATGAATCAGATATTTTCTTTTCTTTTAGGTAATCTTCATAATACTTTCTCATAAAGTCAAACTGAAATAACCCATAACCATTACCATTTTTTTGCTTTAATGTATGGTCAAATGTTCCTCCAGTTTCTGTAGCTATATTACCTAATATACCTGCAACTGCTGCTGGTGAATATCCTTTAGACTCTAAATAAGACTTAGCTGAAGCTTCTCTTTTAGAAGGCTCAATGTTATTTGCAGTTTCTTTAACAGCCGGAGCTAAAGCATTAAATCTGCCTATGTATCTATTTCTAGCAATAGCATCATATCTACTTAAAGCTTGATTTAAAGGCGTTAAAGTTGCTCCTTCCCCAGATTGGAACTGAAATAGTTTTAGAGAGCCATCACTATCTTTTACTACTACTCCTACATGGTCAATACCATATTCTCTTCCTTTATCAAATTTTTTAGGGCCACTATCTAAAAATATAAGATCACCTTCTCTTAACTCAGGAATCATTTCTACAAAAGATGCAAATTTTCCAAATCTTTCGTCACTCTTTTTAAACAAAGTTTCAGAGTCAGGATATCCTAAATCTAATCCTTTAGCTTTTAAAACTTCACATGCTCCACCAGAACAGTCCATTCCAGCTTGTTTGTTTGTTCTCCATTGAAAATTATATGGAAGACCTAATAAACTTTGTGCTTTTGCTAGAATAGGATTATCTCCTACTCCATCCTGAACTTTCCCAGGCTACCTTGTGTAGAGCCTCCTTCTCCAGTTGTAGGTGCAGTTGTAGTTGTAGCTGTACTTCCACTAGATTGACCACCAAATATTTGTGAAGCATCAAGTAATCCACTATAAGTAGCTTCTCTTTGTCTTTGAGCTTCTCCAGCAGCAAGATCTCCTTGGTCAGATAAATATTGCATTTGGTGATATCCCATAAATCTTAGGAACTGGCTAAAGCTAGATACACTAGCAGGTAACTCTGTACCAGTTGCAGTTGTAGTTTTAGCCAAAGGAGCAAATGTTCCATCAGCTGTCTGCTTACCAATTACATAGTTACCTTTACCTTCTATTTTTACTTGATAAGGCTTTTCTCCAAGTTTAAAGTCAATAATAGTTCCTTTTAATCTATCAGATTTATCAGAGATATTTAAAGCTGTAGATATAGAAGATATGTATGACTCATTTAGCAATACTCTAGCATATATAGATGCACCTTTATCTTGTACATTAGGATTATCATCAACAATAAGTTCTCCAATAATATTTGCCAAATCAGGTTTATTTACCTCTGGTAGTTTTATTGGTAAAGAAGAGCTTCTTCCGTTTGCGTCTTTAACAGTAAAATATATAATAGGTAAAGAAGATTCTCCTAATGAACCTAAATCAACAGATGATATTTCTACTTTCTCATCTTCTTTTAAATTAAAATCAGGCGATTTAATCATAGAGTTATTAAATATATCTCTAACATCATTTAAGTTAAACTCACTTTTACCTTTTTCTTTAACAGAGTAGCCTGAATTCTGCAATAAAGTTAAGAAAGAGGTTGGATCATTGTTGTAATGCTCTTTTAACTTATTTAAAACTGGATTAAAATACCTAGAAGCTTTTTCACCTTCACCTGTATCTTTAATATATTCTTCTGTTTGTATTCTAGCTGCTATATTGGTTTCTTCTTTGAATTTTTTTAAAGCTTGAAAAATAGCTTGTTCTCCAGAGTTTTTAGCAATTTCTCTAGCTTGACCTTGATACTGCAGATCTAATGCATCCATAAATATATCACCAGCATAGTCAGTAAAAGAAGGATCTAAAATAGCTAATTGTTGTTTATCCCCACCTAATGCACTATACATTATCCTAGCATTATTAGAGTTTTCATCTAGTAGAATATCTTTCCAAGCTTTTGCTTGCTTAGGATTGCTACTATATATTTTATTAAACTCTTGTAAAAACTCAGAGTTTTTAAATGCTTCACTTATAATAGTTTTACCTATTTGGTTTTCTATTTTTTCTAAATTATTAGCTACTAGTTTATCATCAGATATTTGAGCATTCATCTTGAAAAACTCTTCAGCCATAGTTCTAGTAGCTTCATCAGGATCTTTAGCTAAATCATTCATTAATCTAAAAAACTCTGCTCTAACATTTTGGAAACTTTGATTATTATCTCCAATTTCTTTTAACTCTGAAACAAAACGAGATAATCTTTCTTTAGGATCTTTTCCTTGTTGATTAAATAAGCTAAATAAAGTAATAGCAGGATCTTCTCTGTACAGCTCAATAAATTTATTCTTTGCATCTATAGGCTGTCCTTCTAAAGCTGCTTTAAGCATACCATCTAGACCATTCAAAACAGCTTTAGCTTTAGGTGATTCAGCAGATAACTCAGCTACTTGTAAAATGTAGTTATTAAATGCAGTAGCTTCATTTCCTTCAATAGTTCTTCTTAAGTCACCTAATGTTTGAGAATAATTAGAAGTAGGTGTATAATCTACTGTAGGCCCACTGACTACCATAAAATTATAATCAATAGGCTCAGGAGATACTCCACCACCACTACCAGGATCTAAAGCAGTTCCTTCAGTTTCAACTCTAATCTTTGGAGCTTTTTCTTCTGTTCTTTGATATGAAACTATATCTACTGCTCTTTCTATAAATTTTTCAAGTTCTGCTGGATTGCTATATCCTCTTTTAACCACTTGCTTTCCATTAGGTAAAGTAACTGGTGGTACAAATGGATTTTCTTTAAACTCTCTCAAAATACGACCTTGACCACTAGCATCTAGAGCTAACAATTCTGAAGCAGCCCTAATTGCTTGACGAATTATTGGATTAGTTTTTATTATTTCTTTTTTTGATGTTGTACCAGGCTCTTCTAAAACAACATATGCACCTGACGCAGGATCTTTATAAACAAGTGCTTGTGGTTTATTATAAGTTAGTCTATATTGTTCTTGTAACTTCTCTACTACTAATTTATTAACATGCTCAAGAGTTTTATCTTCAACAGGTGCAACAATATCCTCATCGTTTATAGCTCTCCAGTCCTTAAATTTAATCTCTTGAGTAGCTGGATCTACATATTGTATATTAGGCATAAAAGCAGTTCCTCCAGCTATTTTACCTAAATCAATATTTTTCTTTTCTAGTTGTTCTTGCCTAACAAGTTTTTGAACATCTGGATCATTTTGAAACCTTTGATTAACTTCAGCTAGTTTACTAGCAATTACACTGTAATTACCTTTATCTCTTTCTAGCCTTTCTTTTAACTCATCTACCTCTGATTGGTATTTTTCTTTAATAGGAGTTTCAGCATTTTGTTGAGATGCCCAGAAAGGCCCTTTAAGATTAATCTGAGTTTTGTTTAGATCAGCTCTAGCTGCATCTAGACCTTGCTGCTGGGTTTCAATATTTTTATATATTGTATCCAGCGGCAAGGGCATAAACTGACTATCATATTCAGTTTCAATAGGTTTTACAAACTGTATAGCCATAGTTATTCTTGTATAAGTTGAATTTTTCCTCCAGGCAATATCATATATTTATTACCTTGATTATCTCTTACAATCTGATTATTTGTGGTATTATCTCTATATAGTGCTGCACCTCTTGGAGATAGAACTTGTTTAAACCTTCCTTTTTCATCTTTAATATAATTGAAAGGACTAAAATCTTTAGTTTCTAAGTTCCTAAGAATATTAGCTTCATATAATGTTTCACCTAAGTCTTTAGTAACACCTTGACCAATTGTAGAGAATCCTTTAGCTGCTGCTAGTCTTAGTTGTTCTCTAGCAGCTTGATCTCTACCTTGATTCATTATATTAAATCTTCCAATTATGTCATTAGCAGCTTGTTCTCTCATATCTATTTCTGCTCTAGATTTACCAATTTCAAATCTCTTACCAGCTATTTCTCTACCTACATTAGCAGCTAGTGATGGAGCTGTAACAGCTAAATTAGATAAGTAGTTACCTTGTGTAGGTGAACCTCTTCTAAGAGCTTCTCTAGTATTAGCTAAAGCTTGATTAGCAGCAGCTCTTTGTATAGCTACAGGAGTGTAATCAGGTTTTTCAAATTTTAAAGGAGCAGCAGCTCTAGTATCTCTTCCAGTAATAGAAGCTACTAAATTAGCAATAGGAGTTATACCTGCTGCAATTCCTCCAGCTACAATAGGAGCTGTATTAGGTTGCCATTCTTGATACTTTTCAGGTTTACCTGCAAGAGTGCTACTTGTAGTTACAGTTGGCCTAGCTTGATTAAAATTTCTTAATGCAATTTGAGTAGGGTTTAAAGGAACACCAGTTCCTGGAACTGGCAACCTTAAAACACCAGTTCCTGCACTAGTTTGAGTACTAGTTGAAGGTGTAGATACTACTACAGGTTGTTGTGTTGTTTGATTATTAGCTTGACTAGTGTTTAATGTAGGTTGTTGTGTATTACTCCACATATTAATTCTAGGCAATGAAGTTCTTGTGTAGACATCAGGAGTGCTTTTTCTTTTCCAATAATCTTCATATACTTTTCTTTTTGCTGCATCTAAGTTATCTAGATAATCATTTCCTGTCATTCCCCTCAAAATAGCCTCTCTAGAATTTTTCCAAGAATTCTCATCAAATGGTTGAGTTTGAATCTCTTCAAGTGATTTTACTCCTCCTGTATATAGTAGTAAATCTTCTATACTTCTTCCTGTATTGTATGCATAATCTACTAATCTTTTTTGAACATCTTCTGGGTAATCATTAACTAAAGGTTGGTATTCCTTAGCTAAAAATTCTAAAGCTTCCTCTTCAGTTATTTTATTATCACTCCACATATCAGGGTATTTAGAAGAATATTTACTTTGGTTTATTCCATAATTAGGAAGACCAGTCCCCTGTGAAGATCCTTGAGTAGACTCAAAATCTAAAATCTGTTTATACCATGAAGGATAATTAGTATTAGGTGTAGGAGGATTAGTACTAGGAATAGTACTATTATTTTCCTCATAATACAACCTACCACCATTTCTAAATAGAGGCTTAGGCTTATTTAAGTTCTGTAAATATGTATCAGCTAAAGAACCTCCCATTTGATACATTCTACCACCACCTCTCATAGTTGCTGGAGCAGGTGCTCCTTGTTGTTGTCCCATCATACCTTGCTCAAATGGAGGAGCAGCTTGTTGTTGTTGCTGCATACCTTGAGATTGTTGTACTTGTTGCATAACCATTTGAACTGCTTGAATAGCAGCTTCTTGTGGAACACCCATTTTAACAAGTTGTCCTACAATTTGTTCTGGTTGTAAACCTTGCTGTAGCATCTGAACAATAGCTTGAATAATCTGCTCTTGACCACCACCTTGAGGTTGTTGACCTTGTTGCATAGCAGCTTGTTGCTCAGCAGCCATCATTTCTTCTGGCATCATTTCACCACCCATTTGATACATATATCCTCCATCAGCTTTTGCAAAGTTTCTAGCAAAGTTAGCTTTTTTTCTCATAGCAGGAGAATACTTTCCTTCAGGTGCATTTAGAATAGTTCTAGCTGCTTGTTGTACACCCATACCCATTCTAGAAGCTTGTGCTTTAAATGTACCTCTTTTGCTAGGATCAATATGAATACCACCACCTTGACCATACATCATAGAACCTCCATATTCATACATAGGAGTTTCCATATCTACCATATCTACATTAGAATCAAGCATATCCATATAACCACCATCTTCCCAAGTAGCTCTAGCATAAGCTCTAAAGTAAGGATTTTTAGCTAAGTTCTTTTTATGTCTAGCATAAAAACCTTTCTTACCATATTTAGATTTACCTCTTTCTCCTAGCTTAGGATCACCAAAATACTTTTTAGTTCCATCAGGGCCAGTTACTACATGGGTTTTACCTTTCCTGTCATTAGACCTTCTTACAGTATAACCACCACTACCATATTCCATGGTATCATCTTCATCAATGTAGTCACCCATAAAACCACCTAATGCCATATTAGATTTAATCTTAGCCTGTACATAATCAGGTAAAGCTCTAAAGCCAGGATTATCAAAACTACCACCTTCAGCTTTATAAGAAGGTAAAAGTGGAGCTTTTGGATATTGTTGAACAGCTTGAGCTGCATCAGTAAGACGACCTACATATGGAGAAACAAATAATCCAGTTCCTAGAACAGATTTTAAAACTTGCTCATTTCTATCCATTTTTCCAAATCTTGAGCCAGATCTTCCTAGTTTTGATAAGTCTATAGTTCTCTGAATTGCTTTACCTAGTTTACCTACTTTACCTAATAAAGGTAATGCTCCAAATATTTCAAGTTGTGTAGCAGGAGACATTCCTGATTCTTGATATGATTTATAAACATCATCCCAAGAACTTATACCTGATGGATCAAATACTTCCATAACATTTTCAACTGTTGATTCATCATTAGGATTAAAAATAGTCTTTGTTAAAGCTAATGGGTCCAATCTTCCACCTACTTGCATTTTGGCTTTAATCTTAGCTTCTTGCTCAAGCATTTGTTTAGTGGGTTTTTTACCACTACCTCTGTTAGCTTTGATGTTATCCCATAATCCTCTTCTAGAATATGAGCCATCAGCTCTTTTAATCATTTTACCACCTTGTGCCATTTTTTGTTCAATAAAGGGTGCTTCAGTTTCAATGGGTTCATCAGTTAACATTTGCTGACTACCATCAGCACCAGTAACCATGATTGGGTCATTATTATATGTAGGTACTACAGATGTAGGCCCACTACCAGGAAATGCAATGCTTTCTGCATTGGGATACATATTATACCCACCAGCTCTTTCTTCTGGTGTTTCAGCTACAATATTAGAGCCACCCATCATTTGGCTCCTCATAGCTTCATCTTTCATTCTTTTAACTTCTCTGTCATATTCATGAGCCTTCATAAGTCTTTTCATTTCCTTATCTAGCATCTTCTTTGACAGAGGATCTGCAGGTCTTAGTTTATCACCTGCTTTAGATTTAATAGCCTTACTTAGATCAGCATAGCTTTTACCTGCTAATCTACTAGCAGCTTTACCAGTAATACCTGCATATTCAAGAGCTTCTTTAGAAGCTTTCATCTTTTCAGACATTACATAGTTTTCTGGAGTGTAAATAGTTTCTGGGCCTTCTACTTCAACATCAGGTCTTCCACCACTATTAGGTAGTGTAACACCACCTTCTTCATGTGAAGGGCCATCAATTTCTGTTAATCCCATATTTTGATTTACCATATGACCACCACCTTGATAGCCATATCTAAATCTTCCACCATTTCTGGCCATAAATAATTTTGATAATCCTTGCATTCCTTCTGGTATTTTATCTTTATCATTAAATCCTTTAATTGCTTTTGTATTACCAATACCCTCTAGACCTGCTCCTACAGCTTGTAATGATTGATTACTAGGATTAATACCTTGAATTCCTTGACCTGTACCTTCTATCCCTTCTTCTATAGCAGAGCCCAAAGCTCCAGGATTAATAAAAGCACCACCTACAGCTCCACCTACATTACCCCAACCTGCAATACCAGCTTGTCTTTTAGCTTCATCAGAATTAATATCGTGTCCTGCTGCAGCTTGCAATGCTTTAAATCCTGCATCAGTTAATTCATCAGTTAATCCAAAACTTAAAGTATCTAATAATCCTTCACCAACACCATATAACCCTGCTAAAAAGTCTTCTCCAACAGAAGCTTTTTTAATATCTTTTCTCATTACATCTTGATTCAAATCAGCAGCTTGTGCTGTATCTTGAGCAGATGTTAATGAACCACCTCTTGCATATCTTAGTTTACCACCAAATCTTTGCATAGTAGGTTGTGCATTTTGCATTTGATTTACTCCGTATGCTCCTGCTCCTATTGTTGCTGAAACCCTACCCCCTAATTTATAGATCATGTTATCAAGTAAATTACTTTTTGTTCTATCTTTAATGTATTGCATATAGTAAATAGGATCTTGAATAAAACCAGGATTTATGTCATAGATATCAAAAACACCTTTATCTTTATTAAACTTAAAATTTGAAAGGTTTTCAACATCTAATCTTACACCTTTATCTCTAAGTTGCCTTGCTTGTTTTAAAAATAAAGCATATCTATCTCTTTTATTTAACCCTAAATTTTGAGCAGATACTTTATTTAAGTTAGGCATTATCATTGCTTGTTTTTTAGCAGGATTGTAGTTTTTATATAAAGAAGGCACTTCAATATCTATTACTTCTTCAGGAATTGCTATATTTTTGTTTTGTCTTATAGATTTTAAATTTTCAATTAATTCAGGTGTCCATTTACCACCATAAGGTTCACCAAGTTTTACTACTTTAGAAGCATCATCTGCAAATTCAAACACTTCACCATAACTACCTCTACCTAGTCTAGGGCCAACTCCTAAATTTTTTAACAATTCTTGTTGATAATTCTTTATGCCTTGCCTATAAGTATCATAATCAATTTTTCCAGAAGAATGTAATTTTTGTAATTCATATTCTTTTAAATTTAATTTTTGAAAATAGTCTTGATATACATTACCAGAACCAGGTAGTTGTTTGGGTGTATCACCAATACCCGCAAA